GAAGATGCTGAAAGAGTAGACGTATTTGACCTTTCTGAAAAAGAAGTAGATAACCTACTTTCAATAATTGATAACATAAATAGCTAATATGAAGTTGACATTTATCTTATAAAAATGTATAATAGTATTTAATAGAAAAGGATTTACCATGGTTATTGTAGTTGAGGGAACAAAAGAGTTCTCTGATTATGAAATATTTATGAGGGCTATGACAGTTGCACTGTCAACCCCAAATGATAATAATCAAATACAGGTGTGGAGTCTTGGACCACATAAGATTAATAATTTTACTGCAGCGTTTTGTAACTCTTCAGAAAACTATTTAAAGCAAAAAGGTTTTAAAGTTTCCTTTTCTAAAATAAATGAACAATGGGTTAAAAAAAATATTGAGCATGTTACATACTATGCATATTTTAGTTTGCCAAAAGAACCATTGTCAAAATTTGCTACATATATGGAGCACCAAGAAGGTCTTGAGATGGGAATATTTAGGTATTAAAATGAGTTTAACAGTATGGTCTTTAATAATTTTTGCATCTTATAGTTTGTTTTATTTGTCTATGCTTGTTGCAGTAACAATGAAAACAAGTGTGCCAAAGATAGCGTTTATGGTTTTATGTTGGATGGTATATCAAGTGGTTACACTATGGTATGGTCTTGCTACAAATCAAATAGGATTTATTCTAATGTTTATATTCCAATTTATTGTTACAATCTTAACAGTAATTATTAGTACAGAAAGATCTATGAATGAAAATATCTGATTTACACAAAATGGAATCAATTGTAAGTAGCAACCCTTCCTTAACGTGGGATGGTTGGAATGTTGTGTTTCTTGAAAAAGATCAAGACGCTAGTCTAAAAAAGAATGCAGCCTTTATTGATTCTACCTGGCACAAGAAAGTTGTGTTTGAAAATACTGGTGGGGTTTGGGATATACCAGACTCTATATTAAGGAAGGGCGATGTACAAGTTCGATGAAAAAGCTTTATGCCTTAATATGGATACAAATCTTTTCTTTGATCAATATGAAGAAAATCCAGAAGTTTCCAAAAAAGTAGACCTTTTGTGTATTAAGTGTCCAGCACAAAGACAGTGCTTAGCCTACGGAGTTAGTAACTCTGAGTGGGGTGTCTGGGGTGGCGTTTATTTAGAGGGCGGAAAGATATCTAAAGAGTTTAACAGTCATAAAGAAAAGACAGATTGGTTTGATGTCTGGGCTGGAATTACAATGGAGAATAGTTAATGTATACAGATAAGATGAAACATGCTATTAGATCTGTAAAAGCTCCAAAACATTTTGAAATATCAATTGCAGATTACGATCAATTTCTTGCTATTCAATTTTATGAGAGTCATTGGAGACATTTAAATGACAATGAAAGGCTTCGTTGTATAAAATATATGACGAAAATAAAAAATATCTTAGAGTCGTTAGGTGCGAATGTCTCACTTGACCCAATCTTAGATATAAAGTATAATGATGAAAGACAGCTATAAGGAGTAAAAATGGCTACAACAATTACGGTAATAGGAAACCTGGTTAAAGATCCAGAAAAAAAGGATCTTGGCTCAGGAAAAGTATTGACCAAGCTTCGCTTGGCAAGTACAGAAAGATTTCAAGATCCTGATGGAACTTGGAAAGATGGAGACACAGCATTTTATGATGTTGTATGTTGGAGAACTCTGGCAGAAAATGTCTCATCAAATCTTTCAAAAGGAAATAAAGTAATCGTTCACGGTAAATTAAAGTATCGTGAATTTGACAGAAAAGACGGAACTAGAGGCAATGCCTTTGAAATTGATGCAACTGATGTTGGTCCATCACTATCAATTAAGTCTGGAACATTTAATAAAACTAGTAATGTTTCAAACTCAACAGTTTCCGTTGGAGCAGAAGAGCCTGATCCCTGGGCTTAGTGGGATGTCCCCCGAAAGGGGGACTTTTCAATATTGACAAAATACAAAAAGTTTGGTAGAATATAGCAATGCCAGTATATTTATATGCATGTGAAAAGTGCAAGGATAATAAAGAGTTGGTCAAGGATATGAATGATCCTGATCCAGAAAATTGTCCAGATTGCGGTAGCAACATTAAAAGAATTTTTAGTGTTGGAGGAATAGCTTTTAAAGGTAAAGGCTTTTATAGTACAGGAGGATAAAGTGTTTGGAGTTACAAAAGACCCCATGCGTGTTGACGAACATCAATATCGTGCAGTAATAAGTTTAAACAAGGGTAGAACATTCTGGAAAGCTTCTGTTCAAAGAAGAATTTCTGTTAATGAATGGCAAAAAGTTGTTTGTGGACTAAAAAATGTTAAATTTGCTTCAAAAGAAGATGCAGAAAATACTGCAAGAACAAAGATTAAAGAACAAAAAATGCTTGATTATAATGATTTATCTAGCATAAGATATGTAATTTACGATGACTAAAGGATTTCAATATGATTTCTTTGCAGAAGAGTGGTCTTATGAGTGTGGTGCGTGTGGTACAGATCTTTACGCACCCACTAAAAAACATATGGAGGGCAACCTTTGGATTCATACTCACTCAAGTGATTGTCTTGGGGGCTGGTAATGAGAAAAAATAAAAAAGCAATTAAAAGGGTAAAAAAATTACATCACCCTATGACTTGGATTACTAATAAAACTAAAGAAGTATGTTCAGAATGCAAAGTTCCTTATCCATGCAGGACTGTTCAAGCATTGGAAGATAATGAATAAAGAAGCTTTAGAGCAATTTTTATCTCAGTCAGATGAAGAGATTATGGTTATGGATGGTTTTGAAGAAGCATTTATAGGTTTATCTAAAAGATGTGGGCAGCCAACTCTTGCAACATATTCATTTATAAAGATGATGCAAATTCTTGTTGATCGTGATGATATGAGTTTTGAAGAAGCTGATGAGTATATATTATATAATTGTGAAGGTGCTTGGATGGGTGAGTTAACTCCAATAATCCTGCACGAATATGATGATCCCTGGATTATATAATGTCTGATAAAAAAGAAGTATTTAACGAATGCTATTTATGTGAAAAGATGTTTAAAGATATATTAGATTTAATTAATCATATCAAAACAATGCATAAAGATGAAGCAGGTAGTTTCTAATGTCATTGGTTGAAAAGATTAAAGAAATGTTAAAAGATTATCAAGAACAACACGGCACTCTTGATGAAAAAGAGTATGAAAAACTTTTTGTACATTTTTATTTAGAACACGAAGATGAATATTTAAAAGAAAGAATTAAAACTATTAGATCAGATGGAAAAAATAGGAATTATAAATGAAAGTTAGAATAGCTAAAGAACAAATGTCTAAAGATATTGGAAAAGAAACAGACCTTGCTCTTGCAGCAGACATGGCTATTAAAATTTTAAAGACAGATCCAATGGTTATTGGTGAACCAATTGCGGAAGTTAGCCCTGGCTGTCCTATGGGGTTTGCCAATCCAAAGGTAACTTTGCATTATGATATTATTAGTCCTAGTATCTTTGATAAGTTTAAAATGTTTATAACAGGAAAATCTTTAAATGATATTGTCAGAGAAATTAGGGGAGCAGTTTAAATGGAATTTGAATTACATCATGAAAAAAATGCTGGACCAATAGTTAGATGGCTTGCAACTAAGATGTTAAATATATTACACAGGGTAGAAAAGCCTTTGTATGACTATGCAGATATGTATACGGCAGTATGGGATGATTATGAAGAAGATGACTTGTTTATTCCACATAATCAAATGGGATTATTTGATAACATAGAGCCTTTGCCACAATTTGAACATCTAACAAGTGATTTAATATAATGTCAGATGATTATTATTACTATAAAGATCAAGTAAAAGAGCTTCAGATTGTTAATAGTTTTGTTAAAAGAAATACTTTACTTTCTGTTCAAAATAGGATAGAATATATTAGAGATGAGCGAGCTAAATCAGGACTACCAGTTCATGGTGTCAATATGGCTCTTGAAGTAGTTAGGACAATGTTAAATGAAAAATAAAGAAATAAAGAAAGATAGTACTGTTGTTTACAAAGAAGTAAAAGATGATAGAGCAATTGTTTATGAAAGTAAACTTTATACTGTAGATGAATTTGTTTCAAAGTATTCTAATGCCTTGAGATCATACTTGCTTACCAGACAGCTTGGAGACAAGAATAAAAAAACACACATAGTTGATCTTGCGGTAGAGAATGCTTCTTTTGCAGAATCACTTTATATTGGAATGGATAGCTTTGGATGATGTTTTTAACAAAGATGATTAAGTTTGCAGAAAAAATTGGTATGGATGTAGACGAACTTATGGAAATGACAGTTCTTGATGCAATGATGAAAATAGAAGAAACCAGAAATATGTGGGCAGATTTAGCAAAAGAAATAGGATAGTCTGTACGGTATAATTAAGATATGAGTAATTTAATAGATATAAAAGTAGTTGGCTGCGGTGGCGGTGGAGTTAACGCTGTAGATAGTATGATCCTGCAAGGACTATCTGGAGTTGAATTTATTGCAATTAATACTGATATTCAAGCACTAATGCCAAGTTTGGCAGATGTTAAAATTGATATTGGAAGAGATAGAACTGGTGGTCTTGGTGCTGGAGCAGATCCAAATATTGGAAGACTTTCAGCAAAAGATAGCATAAGTGAAATTTCTGAAGTTCTTGAACAAGCAGATGTAGTTTTTGTTACTGCTGGAATGGGCGGAGGAACTGGAACTGGTTCTGCACCAATTGTTGCTAACTGTGCGAAGAAGGCAGGAGCGTTAACTGTAGGGGTTGTTACCACCCCATTTGGGTTCGAGGGTAAGAAGCGAATGAATAACGCCTTAGAAGGAATTGTTAATTTTAGCAAAGAAGTTGATACACTCATAGTTGTTCCAAATGAAAACCTTCTTTTAATGTTAAACAAAAACGTTTCTATGGAAGATGCCTTTAAAGAGGCTGACAATGTTTTGTTAAAAGCAGTAGCAGGAATATCAGATTTAATTACAACCCCTGGTCAAATTAATATTGACTTTGCAGATATAAAAAGAGTTATGAAAGATGCTGGATCTGCTTTTATGGGTATTGGATATGCAGAGGGAAGAAATCGTGCAAAGGTTGCAGGTAACAATGCTATCACAAGCCCAATCCTGGATGTTGATTTAAATGGAGCAACTGGGGTATTAATTTCAATTGCTTCCTCTGGAGATATAAAAATGTCTGAAATAAATATGATAGCCTCATTAGTTTCAGGAAAAGCACACGAAGATGCTGATATTATATTTGGTACAGTCTTAGATCCAGATCTTGGGGATGGTATTTTAGTAACTGTCATAGCGACAGGCTTTGTAAATGAATGACATCCAATGGACATTTGGAATTATAACAGTATATGAAGATAAGCAAAGACTTCAAGAGATCATAGAGAGCATTCGTAATCTTAATATCCCAGAATATGAAATACTATTTGTTGGTGGTGGAGATGGTTCTGATATTGATGGTAAAGATATTAGAAAGATTGACTTTGATGAATTAGTTAAAGAAAGATGGATTACAAGAAAAAAGAACATCCTTGTAAAAGAAGCTAAGTATGACAATATAGTTTTGATGCACGACTATCATATCTTTGATAAAGACTGGTACAAAAACTTTGTTGAATTTGGAACTGATTGGGAAATTTGTTCCTGCCCACAGTATTTAGTTACTGGATCAAGAAACCCAATGGACTGGTCTCTTTGGGACAAGCCAGGTCACGGAAGAGCCTGGTCCTTAGACTATAACGATTGGTCTCAAACCCAGTATATGTATATCTCTGGTGGATTTTTTATGGTCAAGCGTCATGTAATGATTGAGGAACCCCTTGATGAAAGTCGTGGATGGAATGAAGAAGAAGATGTTGAATGGTCTTACAGGGTAAGAGATAAGTATGTAATGAAATGTAATGGGAAAAGCATTGTCAGGCACAACAAATGGCATAGACATGCAGGTCCAGAAAGATGAGTAATAAATTAGTTATATTTGATTTAGATGGTGTGCTAATTGATTCAAAAGATTTGCACTATAAAGCTCTCAACAATGCGTTAGAAAAAGTTGATACAAAATATAAAATATCTTATCAAGAGCATTTGTCAAAATATGACGGCTTAAATACTAAGAAAAAACTTTCTATGCTTACCCAAGAAAAAGGGCTGCCACAAGAATCTCATAATAATGTTTGGAAAGATAAGCAAGAAGAAACTTTCTTAATGCTTGAGAATCTTCCAGTAAATAATAAAGCTATAAATATTATGCTATATCTAAAATCTGAAGGTTGGAAAATTGCTGTAGCATCTAATAGCATTAGAGAAACTATCATAAAGTCTTTGCACGGAATACAGGTGCTTCATCTAGTAGATTATATTGTTAGCAATGAAGATGTTTCGCATCCAAAGCCACACCCAGAAATGTACTGGAAGTGCATGGTTTCATTAGATGCATTTCCAAAAGATACAATAATTATAGAAGACTCTCATATTGGAAGACAAGGAGCTTTAAATTCTGGAGCAAACCTATACCCAGTTAAAGATTCTTATAGTCTTAATGATACAATGTTTGTAGAGTTTATAAAAAGATTTGAAAAGAAAGAGAGAACTGGACAAGTGCCTTGGAAAAATAAAGAGATGAACATCCTTGTACCAATGGCTGGTGCTGGTTCTAGATTTGCACAGGCAGGTTATACATTCCCAAAACCCCTGATTGAAGTTAATGGTAAGCCAATGATCCAAGTAGTTGTTGAAAATATTAACATTGATGCACACTATATTTTCTTAGTTCAAAAAGACCATTATGAAAAATATAACTTAAAACAACTTCTTAATTTAATTGCTCCAGACTGTGACATAATTATTGTTGATGGAATGACTGAGGGTGCTGCCTGTACTACCCTGTTGGCAAAAGCTTTAATTGATAATGAAAAGCCCTTGCTAATGGCTAACTCAGATCAGTATGTTGAGTGGGATTCCAACGAGGCTATGTATGAATTTGGTGCTAGTAATATAGATGGTGGAATACTTTCATTTAAAGCAACTCATCCAAAATGGTCTTTTGCAAAAGTTGGTGAAGATGGATTTGTTTCAGAGGTAGCAGAAAAGAATCCAATTTCTGACAATGCAACTGTTGGAATTTATTACTGGAAGCACGGATCAGATTATGTTAAATATGCTAATCAAATGATAGAAAAGAATATTAAAACCAATAATGAATTTTATGTTTGCCCTGTTTTCAATGAGGCAATTCAAGATGGAAAAAAGGTAAGATTAAAAATGATTGATAAAATGTGGGGAATTGGAACTCCTGAAGACTTAAATTACTTTTTAGAAAATAACAAGGAGATATGATGGCAAAAGGTAAGAAGGACTATTTAAAGATGCAAAATGATTACTATGATGAGTACGCTTCTAAGTGGTCATTAGATTTTAGAGACCCAGTGGTTGGATCATATGATGCTCACAATAACTGGAAAGACTATGATGAGTTTCTTTTTAAAGACTTTGATACTTCTGGTCTAGTGGCATTAGACTATGGATGTGGTCCAGGAAGAAACCTTATTAAGTTTAATAGTAAGTTTGAAAGAATTGATGGAGTAGATATTTCAGATGTGAATCTAGAAAAGTCTAGAGTTAATTTAAAGCACAACAAGATAGAAATTCCAAACCTATATGTGACATCTGGAGATAACCTATCAATGATTGAAGATGATGTTTATGATGTAATGTTTGCAGTAATTTGCTTCCAACACATTTGTGTTCACGATGTTAGATTTAACATTCTTAAAGAAGCTTATCGTGTTCTTAAAAATGGTGGAAAGCTGTGCTTCCAAATGGGATTTGGTGGAAAAAAAGGTATTACAACGGCTGGATACTATGATAATCTTTATGATGCTGCAAGTACAAATGGTCATTCAGATGTAAGTATCACAAATGAAGATGAGTTGATTGATGATTTAGTTAATAAGATTGGATTTAAAAATTATAAGTCAGATATTAGACCAACTGGTCCAGGGGACAATCATAGAAGCTGGATTTGGGTACAGGTTGAAAAATGATATACATATCCCATCGTGGTAATCTAACGGGCAAAAATCCAGAGTTTGAAAATAGTCCAGCATACATCTATCGTGCTATAGAGCAAGGATTTGAGGTTGAAGTAGATTTGCGTGAAAAAGATGGTAGGTTTTATTTAGGTCACGAAAAGCCACAATACTTAATTGACTCTAATTTTATTGAAGAGTGTAAAGAAAGCCTTTGGTTTCATTGCAAGGATGCAAAGTCTTTAGAATATGCACTAGACGAGGAAACAAATTGTTTCTTTCATAAAACAGATGACTATACTTTAACCAGTAAAGGTTATGTCTGGGCATTTCCAGGATTTGCAAAAGCTACTTCAAAGACTATTGGGGTTCTTCCAGAACTATATAGGACTATTGAAGAAATGAAAGGTCTAGACTATTATGGATATTGTTCGGATATCATAATATATATAAGGAGCAGTAATGTTTAAAGAGATAGATTATAACAAGCACTTTGTTATTGGTACACCGCTTGTAGGCTGGAAAGCAGATATGAAAGAGGAAATGTCTTGGCTGGCAAACTCAAAACAAATAATTGAAAAATTTCCTAATGCAAAATTCTTTACTGCATTAGAACTTGATAATAGAGGTCTAGAACCTTTTGAAAGAGTTTTAAATGCTTTAAAAGAAGTTAATGGAGACTACTGGACATATTCATTAAATGATATGGAAAGTACTGTAACATCTTCAAATAGATGGATAAGAATTGAAACTGGTAGAAATTTAATTAGAGAATTTGCTCAAAGATTAAGAAAAACTTCTGGTCATCACTGGGGAGAAGATTGCACAGAAGAAAATATTGGAGTTGTAAACTATGATGCAATATTATATGTTGATTCAGATATAGTTTTAACTGCAGAACTTATTGAAAAATTGTTTGAAGTAGATCATCCTATTGTTAGTGCAGATGTTCCAGCCTATGGACTAAGAGGAAAAGCTGTTTGTGATAATCCAAGAATTGAAGAACATTGGAATACTGCAGGAATGCTTTTAGTAAACTCTCCTGCATTCTATGACCTTCCTTGGTATCATAACTCATATCTTAATTTAAGTGAAGATCCAACATTCCAGTCAATGGCTGAAAGATTAAAAGTAAGAGTTGGATTAGATAATCTTGATCACACATATGGAATGACTTGGGTAAGAAAAGATATAAAAGCAGAACATAGAGGACAGCTTCTTCCTGTTGAAGATAGAAGAATTCCTCCTAGAGATATATAGATTTCCTTAGGATGGGAAACATCCTGGATATGATGCTAAACTATCCAAATATGTTAGGAGGAATAGTGATAAGTAAAAGATTTTCAGTAGCAAGTGCATGTAACTTGTGCCTTGATTTAATTACAAAATTTATTAATAAAGCAGAGCAAAAGTCTAAAAAAAATCCAGATTGCAAGTGTAAAAACTGTAGCTGTTCTTAGTCATATGATAAAATTTCTCTTATTTTATTCTCGAAACAACCATTAATTAGTTTATTAGCAATGATATAATAGATTTGTTAGATGCGTCTAACGAGGAGCCTATGTAATAAATTGAAAAGAATCTTTTCTTACCTACTATTAATTCCAGTATTTTTAATTGGTACTATGGTTTTAACGTCCCCAATGACCAAGGCAGACACTCCGTTAGTTTGTAATATGCACATTGTAACTGGGGACGATGATGGATCCTTTCCTATGATACTTCCTTTTAGTCTAACCTTGGGTAGCACAGAATATAGTCAAATCTTTTATAGCACTAACGCAACTGTCACATTTGGACAAGCAGATGGAACTTATTGGGACTATCCACAAACACCATCCATATCAATAGCTGGAAAAGACTGGGTTTCTTTTGGAGAAGGAGCCTATACCTCGTATGGATATAATGAAAATTCA